TATGCGAGCGCAAAACTAAATCGGGCCGTAAAACTTGAGATGGATTCTGCCCTCAACCGCCGCTTCTCATGAACTACCAAGCCATCCGCGCTGCAGTTGAAAATCCGCTTTTAACCGCGTTCGGTGCGTTGTCACCTGCCGTGCCAGTTTATTTTGACAACATCACAGCTGCACCACCCAATACAACGACCGAGTACGTCCGTGTCAACGTCACTTTTGGTCTGACCAACGATCCTACGCTCACGAGCAGCGTGGACAATGCCCGTGGCGCAATCATTATCCGCATTTTTACGGAAAAAGGCAAAGGCCCAGCCCGCAATCAAACGCTTTTGACTACCGCAGTGAACGTACTGGAGACGCTCAACAACACAGGTAAAACTGCAACCGGCGTATTTTTCCGCGTTGGATCACTCAACGGACCTACATTTTCCGCAACAGAAGATGCGCCCCTTTTCATGGGGCGTGTCGATACATCCTTTACTGCCACGGTTTTAACATAGGTTGCAATCGCGCTAACCTAGTAGAAGCCGGGCAGTGCCCGCCCCACTGCTCATTCCTTAGGTAAGCCCCATGGCCACTGTTCTGTCCGGCACCTCAGGTGCCTTTTACTACTCGCCCGCTGGCACATCCGTGACCACGCTGGTTGCTAGTGCGTTTCCCGCATCTGCTTCCAACATCACTGTCGGCACCAACCTCGGTTTCCAAGTCAACGATCCGGTTACGCTGGCATACCCTGCTGGTGCCACGGTTACCAACGCAATTCCAGCTGGTCCCTATTTTGTTAAGACTTATGTTGCCTCCACGGGCATCATGACTCTCAGCAGCACCGCTGGTGGCACAGCTGTAACTGCTACGGCTCTTCCGTCAGGGTTTGGTGCAGACTTCGCAAGTATTGCATACACCGCACCAGCGGCTGTGGCATCCGTGCGTGATTGGACCTTTGAGATTACCCGTTCCGAAATCGACGTGACCACCATCGGTCAAACTGTCGGCGCTACGGCACCCTTCAAGAGCTACATCACTGGTTTTGCAGATGGTAGTGGTTCTGCCACCATCTACACCACCGATGACGACACCTCGTTGGCCAGCCGGATTGTTTCTGACGTTCTGCAAGCCCAACAAGTTGGCGCCACTGCCAAGTTGTACATTGACCGAGTGTTTGTATCCGGTACGGTCGACGATACTCAAAGCCGTTTCATCAGCGTTCCCATCATTCTGACTTCTGCCAGTTTGAGCGTGGATCCTGATAACGGCCAATCTGTTTCGGTGAACTTCCGTCCTTCTGCCGCTCCTACCTTCGACCTCTCAAAATCTGTCTGATAATCAGACAGTCGGGAACTGAGCCCCAGCCTCACCGCTGGGGCTTTTTATGACTACTGCGCTACAGTAAAACAACACACCCGACACGTGTATGCCCGCCTCAATTCCAACCCGCGCCATCGACCGCCTGCGCAAAGCCGCCAACCTCGAACCCACCAAAAAGCAGGTGGAACTGAGTGACGGCAGCACGTTTGAAATGTGGGTGGCGCCTTTGACGATGGCTGAGCGTGAACGCGCCCAGAAAAACGCCAAGTCTGACGACGCCAACGCCTTTGCCCTCCAACTTCTGATCCAGAAAGCCTGCGACGAGAATGGCTCCAAGCTATTCAGCGCTGGTGAAATCGACGTCCTGAAGAACGAAGTCAAGGACAGGGATCTGCAATCCTTGATGCTGGCGATCCTGACCGATGATTCCGAGCCCATCGACCCAAAATCCTAAGCGCCGAACTGCGGAGAGATAGCTGGCTCATGCTTCAATTTGGCGTTGCCAAGGAGCTGGGCCTAACCCTTTCCGCCGTTCGGTCCACCATGACAGCCGAAGAGCTACTCGGCTGGAGCGCCTATTTCTGCATCCTCAACGAGGATCAGGAAAAGGCACTGGAACAAGCCAAACGCCGCCGCTAACCACGGTGGCTTTTTATTAGGTAAACTAAGGTACCAGGTAGTAGCGGCGCCGTGGCCTACAGAGCCGATATTGAGATCGCCGTAAAAGGCGCTCAAGAGCTAAAACGGCTCCAGGACAGAATACGGAATGTATCAACTACAGTTGATACTTTTAACTCTAAAATAGAAGAAATAGGTGGAGGTTACATTGTACGTAACATAAATAATTTAACATCTCTTCTCGGTCAAGCTGCCGCAGAATTTAATAAAGTAGCATTAGGAACAGCAGACGCAACTGCAGCAGCACGTACATACATAGCTGCAAACGATCAATTAAACGCTGGATTAGCAGAACGAGTTGCCTTACTTAAATCTGTAAATGAGCAGGCTCGACTAGCAAAATTAGCTGAAGGAAGCAGGCGATCTGGTGGACCCCGAATAGTAGAAACATCAAACGCGTATGGTGGACAAATAGGTCCTGGACCAGCTTCTCCAGTTGCTTTACGAAGTAATTTAGGAAATCGTGTTGAAAATGCTTTAAAAGCACAAAATCAAGCTGCAATAGATGCTAGTACCAATTTACGTGTAAAACAAAGTTGGAATAAATTTTTTAGAGACGCTGCTGCTTTAGGTACAGACTTACAAGTAAATGCTGCAGCGCAAAAATTAAATATAAAATCCAGCTGGAATAAATTTTTTAGAGACGCTGCCGCTCCTATTGGTTCTGCACCAGTAAAAACCGGAGGAGGTATTGGAAAAGGTATTAGCGGTGCAGTTAGTAATGCTGCAATCGGTGGCGCATTCCCACTTCTGTTTGGTCAAAGTGGCGCAGCTGCAGCTGGTGGCGCACTAGGTGGTATTGCAGGTTCTTTGCTAGGACCATCAGGCGGTTTTGCTGGCTCTCTAGTCGGTACAATTCTTGGTGAAAAACTTGGCCAGGGTAATCAAGTCAAGCAATTGGGTGAAGACATCGGATTCTCTGCCGAGCAAACCAAAATGCTCGGTGTTGCTTTCCAACAAGCAGGCAGAGACTTTGATAAGTTCCAGCAGTCTGTTTCTACTATCCAAGGACTCAGCCTATCTATTGAAGATCAAGGTCGCGCTATTCAATTAGCCAGCAGCTTGACAGAAAGCTACAAAGGCAAGATTGACAAAGTTACCAATGCTTTTGCCAATGCCCTTTCAACGGGCAAAGTAACTCAAGGCACGCTGAATCAACTTACGGGTCAAGGTATTCCAATCCAACAAGCCTTAGCTGACAAGTATGGCGTCAGCCGTGATGCCATACTTAAAATGGCAAAAGATGGAAAAGTATCTGTTCAAGATTTAATTGATACCCTTGTAGAAGTTGGTAACAAAGGACAGGCAAGCGCAACTACCCAAGCAGATGCTTTTAGTGATGCTTACGCCAAAATTGAACCACTAGTTAAAAGACTAGAAACTTTATTTGAGGGCCTATTTAAGTTTATTTCCGACAGGCTTTCAAGTACTCTAACTGAAGTATTGGGTACAATAGATAATATAATTACAGGCATAGAAACGCTAGCTAATTTTATCGGACCTAAATTTGATTCCTTAGCAACAACAGTTAGCAATAGCCTTGCAAACATAAAAGTCCCACCCTGGCTCGCATCTTTTATGCGTCAAGGTGCCACAGACTTTGTTCTGGGCGCTATTCCAGGTGGATCTGGGCTTGCTGTTTTAAACCAAGTAGGTAAAGACGTCAATAAAAGTGCAGGTATGTACGGCAAGTACATTCCGGGTAGCGAACAACAAGCAATCAAACCGCAACTACAAAGTTTAACCGCACCATCTCAAGCAGCTCCAAGCGGCGGAAGCAGTGGAGCAGCAGACAAAGCTGCCAAAGCAGCAGAACGTGAAGCAGCACGGGTTGCCAACATTGTGCGTGACCGCGCCGCAGCAACCGAACAACTGCGGCTGCAGATGCAGTACAGCCACGGAATTCTTGTTGCCGAAACTGCAAAAGATCCATTCCTCAAAATGGAGCTGAAACTCCAGCAAAAGATTGGAGAAATCTCGCTGGACTACAGCAAACAAATCAACGACGAAAAAGCTAAAGGTAATTCTGCAGCTGTCAAAGAAGCTATAACACAACACGCTCTTGCTAAGACAGAGGC